ACGGTAGATACATTCAACGGATTCTTTATCGGAAACCCAATTAAAATATCTGTGGATGATGACGCTACAGATAATATCAAAAAATATGTAGAGTTCCTGGATCAGTACAATGATCAGGACGATAACAACGCGGAGCTGTCGAAGATCTGTTGCATTTATGGCAAAGGATACGAGATGTATTACGTGGATGAACTGGGAAATATCGGGATTACATATCTGACACCATTTGATGCTTTTATGATCTATGATGATTCGGTATTATGCAGAGAACGATACTTTGTTCGACTGTACATAGATTCGAATGACGTTTTGCACGGTAGTGTATCCGATGCGGAGAAGGTACGTTGGTTCACCCAGAAGGGAAAGCTTATCTGGGAGGAAGAAGAAAAGATACATGGATTTGACGGAGTGCCGGCTACAGAGTATGTGGAGAACAAGGAGCGAACATGTATCTTTGAACCGGCGATGTCAATGATTGATGCTTATAACAAAGCTATCAGCGAAAAGGCAAATGATGTGGACTATTTTGCAGATGCCTATATGAAGATACTTGGAGCTACGCTGGATGATGACGACGTAGAGCATATTCGGGATAATCGTATTATTAATTTTGATGAAGATGCGGATCGACTGATTGTAGATTTCTTACAAAAGCCGGATGGAGATACCACGCAGGAGCACCTGATTGACCGTCTGGAGAAATTAATATTCCAGATCAGCATGGTTGCTAATATCTCAGATGAGAACTTTGGTACAAGCTCGGGCATTGCCATGAAGTACAAGCTGCAGGGAATGAGCAATCTGGCAAAGACGAAGGAGAGAAAGTTTACGTCCGGAATGAATCGACGGTACAAGTTGATCTTTTCCAATCCAGTATCTGGAATGAAAGAAGATGACTGGGTGAAATTGCATTACCATTTTACACCGAATATTCCATCGAATGTACTGGAAGAGAGTCAGATCGCCGGCAACCTCGAAGGAATTGTTTCACAGGAGACACAGCTTGGTGTACTGTCTGTCGTGGATAATGTGCAGGGAGAAATTGATCGAATACAACAGGAAGAAAATCAAAAAGCAGAGTACATGGTGCTTGGAAGAAATGAAAACTCTATATTGGAAATGATAACCATCATAAAAGAATATGCGGAAAGAAATGGAGAGGAACCGGTCGATGTTTTCAATAAAATACTTGGAGAAGGCGTAAATGGCAATGAAGAGTAGGGAGTATTGGAAGAAACGAGAGGCTGAAAACGCCATGAAAAACCAGATCTCGGAGGTGCAGTACAAGAAAGATATTGAAGAAATCTATGCCAATATGATGGACGAGATCAATAAAGAGATCAACGGATTCTATACCAAGTATGCTGCTAAAGAAGGCATTACGATGGCTGAGGCAAAGAAGAGAGTAAGCAAGCTGGATATTGCAGCATATGAACGGAAAGCAAAGAAATATGTTGAAACAAAAGATTTTTCCGATCGGGCAAATGAAGAGATGAGGATCTATAATCTGACCATGAAGGTGAACCGGTTGGAACTCCTGAAGGCAAATATCGGTCTTGAGATGGTATCAGGATTTGATGAGATGCAGAAATATTTCGATAAGAAGCTGACCGACAGAACACTGAAAGAGTTCCAGAGACAAGCCGGTATCCTTGGCAAGTCCGTTCTTAAGAATGAAAAATACGCTCATGCAATTGTGAATGCATCGTTTAAGAATGCGACATATTCGGATCGTATTTGGATGTATCAGGGAATGCTCAAAGCAGAGCTGGAAGGATTACTTGCATCAGGACTGATCAGAGGACAGAATCCGAAGAAACTTGCAAAGCATCTGGAGAAGAGATTTGGTGTCAGTGCTTATAATGCACAGAGGCTTATGACGACAGAACTTGCAAGGGTGCAGACAGAGGCTCAGAAGCAGTCTTTTATCCGTAACGGTTTTGATGAGTATGTGTATGTTGCATGCACAAAAGGCGATGTATGTCCGATTTGCAAAGGACTGGACGATAAGCATTTCAAGGTAGATGATATGATGCCGGGAGAGAA